AAATGACTCTACATTTATTATGCTTGAATGCATAAAGAGGTATGAATCGTTAAGCTAATGGCTAGAAAAAGAGACAAGCTACCACCAAAAACAAAGAAGTATTTCCGCCCCACTAAAAAAGGGGCGGGAATGACTAAAGCTGGTGTTGCCAAGTATCGTCGTGATAATCCGGGTTCTAAACTAAAAACAGCCGTAACAGGCAAAGTAAAACCGGGATCAAAAGACGCAAAGCGAAGAAAGTCTTTTTGTGCTAGAAGTGCAGGACAAATGAAAAAATTCCCTAAAGCTGCAAAAGATCCTAATTCAAGATTAAGACAAGCAAGGAGACGTTGGAAATGTTAAGAAACATTTTGTTAATGTCATTCTTAGTAATGATAATTCTTTTTGCAATTATTAAATCCGCAACTGCTGAAACAAATACTGTGTCATCAACAGTTGTAACTAACAATACACCACCTACTGCAAACTCACCAAGTGTTGTTGTAAACAATTCTGATGTTTGTAAGACAGCGGTAGCGGGGGCCGTGCAAACCCAGATCCTTGGGATTAGTAGCGGGATTACGGTGACTGATGAAAACTGTGAAAGAATAAAATTAGCAAGATCTTTATATGCTTCAGGCATGAAAGTTGCATCGGTAAGTCTTCTGTGTCAAGACCCACGCGTTTGGGATAGCATGACTATGGCAGGCACTCCATGTCCATACATGGGTTCTATTGGTCAAGATGCAGAAACAGGTTGGAAAGAAAATATGGATATGATTCCAGAGGGCAGTGTTATCTATGCAAAATGGAATGATGAAATAAATCAAATAAAAGTAAAAGAAGGAGTTGAAAGCGATGGAGCAAAACTGGCGAAATTTATTATTGCTGCTATGGTTATGCACTCTGGTATCGTTACCTTCTTCCCTTAGAGCAGAGTGTCCAGTAACTGCATCCGGAGTTTGTACACCGGGCGTAGAAGAAACAATCGTAATTACAGAAACACAACCACAACAACAGATACTACAACAGTTACAGTAACCAACGAAGACTCAGGCGATATATTAGATGGTAGCGAGGGCTACGTTATACCTAGATATGAAGGCGATATGGATACAGATTGGGGAGGGCAAGGCCCTGCAAACATGCCGTCTGGCAATAATTGTTATGCTTTAGGCTCAGATAAATGTGCACAGATTACCGGATCAGGTAATTCTACATCCACCATGGGTGTATCTGGCATGGGCACGACCTTTATACAAACTGTAGATATATCTGAATTAGACATCAAAAACGGGGGTAGAACGAACTATTCTATCAAAGTAGATAAAAGAGACGCACAAGATCGTATTTACATGCACATCACAGGAAAAAATGGCAATACGAGTGTGTTTAGTGGCACAGACGTATTGTCAGAATCTGGAGTAACTAGTGGTTATCAAGAGTATACAGGTGGTTTTGATTTTGCTGGAACAATAACGAAGTTAACAATCGAAGTAGGTGGACGTGATATCAACCTTGCAATCGGACCGCTTTTTGATGATGTGCGTATAAACGTATTGTACAATGTGGTGTCCACAATAGTGACACAATCAATCACATCTGTTGAGATGTGGGTAGCTTATGGTGGTAGTACAGAGACAGAAGTTATTGATATTGTTGAAAATATTTTTGATCACAATGATATTGTCGTGCCAGAATCACCGGGTGATGATATGTTTTTTGAGCCAGAGTTTGATGAGCCAGACATGGAGGTGTCTTACGAAACTGTAGAGATGGAAATGGAGATGCCTAGTTTTGAGATGGATTTCGAAATGGAGCTTCCTGAGATGGATATAGAAATGCCGGAAGTCGAGGTGGCTGTTGTCGAAGTTGAGATGGAAATGGAGATGGAGTTAGAACTAGAAATGCCAGCACCAGAGCCAGAAATGACAGAAGAGATTGAAGTTGCCCCAGAACCAGATACAATGGAGCCTGAAATTGAATCCGAGCCAGAAATGGAGGAACCAATAAATGAACCAGAGTCTGAACCCGAAACTGAAACTGAGCCAGAATCCGTGGATGAGTCTACTGAAGAAGATTCTACAGAGCCTGAAACTAATGCGGAAGAGGAGTCTGAATCGGAAGAGAGCGTTCAAGAGACTGAGGCAGATGAGAGTGAATCAGAAGATTTGGGAGAAGCGGAAGATAAGAGTGAAGACGAAGCGCCTGTAAAAAAACCAGAATCTAAAAAAGAAAAAGCTGCGAAGAAAATAGTTAAGAAGATGGGTGACAAGGGAAGATACGATTCAACCAATCAATTGAAAACTTTGATTGTTATGCAAGTATTAGGAGATACTAAAACATTCTTTGATTCACAAAAACAATTAGAGGATCGATTAGATTTCTTTACAGATTACATGATGCCAGATGCTGAAATACAGAATAACAATATAGCACAGTGGTATTTATTTTCTGGAAGTGATGGCATGATTAATGATATGATAGAGTTACAATGGCAGAACTCGAAGTAGCAGGTATTAAGTTTCGTGGCGGGAAGATTTTCCTAGTTTTGACTGCGTTAACAACAGCAGGTGGTGCTTTGTGGGGTGGTTTTGAATTTTACAAAGATTACCTAACCATGAAAGAACAAATACAAGAATATGTTGCACCAGATCTATCTGGCTTTGATAAAGAGATCGCTCTTACAAAAGAAGAGATGAAAAGCAAAACAGATCTTATACAAACTGAAGTTGAAATGATTATGCAAGAAATGGAAATGATTATGTCCGAAATAAGACTGGTGTCTGATGTTGCAAACGAACTTAAAAATGATCTTCGTCAGGATGTAAGACGCGTAGAAAAAATAGTGAATGATGTTGAGCAGTTAGTCAAAGAAGATTCGAGAGAAACCAACCAGGAGTTAAGACAAACCACGAAGGACATTCAGGAAGACATGGAATTATTAAAGGGTAAGTTGGAGCAAGCCATGACTGAGCTAGAAGAAAAGATTGAGAAAAGAATAAAACTAGCATTAGAAAATCCTTTATCACAAATGTGATGGCTAAACCACCTACCAACGAATACTTTACACCTGTCAAAAAAAGGACTAGTATAGGGCGTTCTTCACGCACAAGGCCAAAGAACAAAAACAAAAGAAGACAGTATGTCAAATACAGGGGTCAAGGATGACTAAATTATGTCCTAGAGGTAAAGCTGCAGCTAAGAGAAAGTTTAAAGTTTATCCGTCAGCTTATGCAAATGCGTACGCTTCCAAAATTTGTGCAGGTAAAATTAAAGATCCAAGTGGTGTAAAAAGAAAAGATTTTAGAGGACCTAAAAAAGCTATGGGTGGAGAAGTCATAGACTTTAATAAAATATCTCAAGCAAGAAAAAAAGTTTCTCAGTTTAACAAGGGTGGTATCGCAAGAGGATGTGGTGCTATCATGGCAAAGAAAAGAAAAAAAACTAAGAAGCGCTAATGTCCGGTCACAAAGGATTAGCAAAATGGTTTAAACAGGACTGGGTTGATATCGGTTCTAAGAAAAAAGGTGGAGGCTTTGCTAAATGTGGCAGGTCAAAACTAAAAGCAGATAGAAAAAGAAAATATCCTAAATGTGTTCCAGCAGCTAAAGCTGCAAGAATGACAGAGAGTCAAAGAAGATCAGCAGTAAAAAGAAAAAGAAGTAAACCTCAAGGTGTTGGAGGTAAACCAACTAATGTTAAAACATTTGCTAAAGCTGCAGGTGGAGGTATGGCAGTTAGAGGTATGAAATTTATTGGTGTTAGATGACCAAGAAAAGAAAAGACCCTAGAGTTGGCACGGGTAAAAAACCGAAAGGTAGTGGCAGGAGACTTTACACGGATGAGAATCCACGCGATACTGTATCTATCAAGTTTGCTACTCCTGCTGATGCTAGAAAAACAGTGGCAAAAGTTAAGAAGGTTAAAAAACCTTTTGCTAGAAAAATTCAAATTTTAACAGTCGGTGAACAAAGAGCTAAAGTTATGGGTAAGTCACAAGTAGTTAATATTTTTAAAAAGGGTAAAGATGCCATCAGAAAAATTCATAATCGTAAAAGGACGTAAATACAAAAAGTCTCCATTAAAAGAAGGTCCAAAAAAGAAAAGACTTGTTAAACTTTTAATGTCAGCTAGACGTGATGTTGGAGTAGCATTAAAAGAAAAAAATAAATCAAAAGAGAGACTAGCTAGAAATAGAGTACATAAATATAAAAAACAGTTGAAGGAGAGATGAGTTTAGAAAAAGAAATAAAAAACGACGTACGTAAGTGGTCCGAACATTTTTTAGAAATACCTAATAAACATCTAGGAGGTTTCCCGGCTTGTCCTTTTGCAAAGAAAACTTGGAAAGATGATAAGGTCGTTGTTGAAGTAAAAAGAAAACACAAGTGGTACAAAGCTGAGTTGAACGCTCAATTGAAGCAGTTAGATTTTTCTGTTCATGAGATATTGATATTCTGTGACCCATACTTTAATTATTCTTTAGAAGATTTTCAGGAGACAATAGATGCGTACAATACTTGGTACAATAAAAAGGATATATATTTTATGGGTTTTCATCCCCACAATCCAGCCAACGAGGAGGAGCAAGAGTTTCTTGTCACTCCAAATGGGGACACCCCTACTGTAGAAAGCGATTTGGAATATTCCATGATGCTGGCACAAAAGTTCTCGCAATTACAGGAAGCTTCTGATAAATTACATAGAATTGGTTACTATAAGTTGTGGCCAACCGGGTACTATAAAGACGTCGTAGTATCTAGACAAAAAACCTATAAACGAATATTCGGAGGTCAATATGAAGGGTAAGAAAAAACAAGCAATGAAACGTGGTGGCGCTGTTAAAAAACGTGGCGGTGGCATGATGAAAAAAATGATGGGCGGTGGCATGATGGGCAAAAAGAAAATGGCCGGTGGTGGCATGATGGGTAAGAAAAAACAAGCAATGAAGCGTGGAGGTGCCGTCAAAAAAAGAGGTGGTGGCATGATGAAAAAGAAATAGATGCCAACCTATTCTTCAACAGCTAACTTTGATCTCAGCATAGATGAAATTGCTGAGGAAGCATATGAACGTTGCGGTTTACAAGTTCGTAGTGGATACGATCTAAAAACCGCAAGACGTTCTTTAAACTTAATGCTATCTGAATGGGCCAACAGAGGTCTAAACCTTTGGACTATTCAACTACAAGAAAAAAGTTTACCTGCAGGAACAACAAATTTAACTGGTTTAGATTTGTTTGGATCGGGTCAAGAAGCTGGTCAACAAATAGTTGACATTACAGATCTTGTTATCAGAGATTCAAGCAATAATGATTTTTCTGCACAAACAATTAGTAGATCAACATATTTAAATATATCCGTTAAAAGTACCAGCGGAAGACCAAGTCAATACTATTTCGAACGTACGATAAACCCAAGATTATATCTATATCCTGCAGCAGATGTAGACTACACTCTAGTATATTATGCTCTGATTCGGATGAAGGATGCTGGGGCGTACACGAATAATGCTGAGATTCCTTTTCGTTTTCTTCCATGTATGACTGCCGGATTAGCTTATTACATAGCTATGAAGAAAGCGCCAGAAAGAATTCAATTATTAAAACAAGTTTATGAAGATGAGTTCCAGAGAGCTGCAGCTCAAGATGGAGAAAGAACAAGTTTATTTTTAACACCTAAAACTTATTTACCAGGAGTTTAAATGGCCAAGTTTGCATCAGGTAAATTTGCAAAGAGAATATCAGATAGATCTGGTATGGCTTTTCCATATAATGAAATGGTTAAAGAATGGAACGGTTCCATAGTTCACATATCTGAGTTTGAGCCAAAGCATCCTCAGTTAGAACCTGTACCAATAGTAACTGATCCAGAAGCATTAGAAAATGCAAAACCACAAACTGCGATATCAAGAGTTTTTGTGGGTGGTGCTGATGGTCCTATAAATGCTGGCAGAACAGTTGTAAAACCAGATGGCTCTGATGCAGCTTATGATGGAAAAGGTTTCGGACTAACTGCCAATCAATTTGAAACGGCTGATCAGGTGGTAACTCACACTAGAGCAGACGGTTCTACTTTTACAATAACGACTAAAAGCATGATGCCTCTAGAATTACAAGCACCAAAAAAGCCTACAAGGTTGCTATCATCCGTAGGTAATGTTACAGTGAGCACATCATGACAGATTTTTCTGATTTAGTAGATAATGTAAGAAATTACACAGAAACTGATTCATCAGTTTTAACTGATGCAATTATACAACAGTTTATTGATTCTACTGAGGACAAAGTAAGAAGAACAGTAGATTTAAATTATTATAGAAGATATGACACTGCTACATTAACAGTCAATAATCCCTTTTTACCACTACCCGGTGATTGGGAAGCAACACGATATTTACAACTTATAGATGCAAATGATAATCGAACTTTCTTGATACAAAAAGATATTTCGTTTATTAATGAATTTGCGCCTGATAGGACGTCTTCGGCTGCTGGCACTCCAAAGTATTATGCCATGTACGATCAAGACACTCATATGTTGGCGCCAACCCCGAACGCTGCATTAACTGTAGAGCTCGCATACACGTACAAGCCACCTGTCTTGTCTAGCACGACAACGTCGAACTGGATGAGCCAGAACGCTCCAAACGTGCTATTGTATGGTTGTGTTTTAGAGGCACTTGGATACTTGAAAGGTCCGGCTGATATGATACAATACTACGATAAAATGTATAATAA